CCGCAGCCTTAAGCGGGTCGATTCTGATCGACTGAAACTCAAGCTCATAGGTATCTCTCAGCTCGGCAAGATGGGCGATTATAAACTTGTAGTCGTTCTTGAAGTCGCCGCTCCCGCCCGTGACGGTTATAAGCTCCATCTGCTCCCAAAGGTCATAAGGAGCGAGGTCCGTCTCTATATGCTCCTCAAGCCTGCCTCTCGGCATGAAAGAGTGAGAATAGAAATACTCTTTCCCGTCCTCCTCATCAAACTCGAGAGCGATAGTCGTAAGGTCGCCGCCACTGGATAAGTCGAGACCGACCCAGCACTTACGGCCCCGGAACGCCTCGAGCGTCCGATCAGAGCCGCAGGCTTTCCACTTCTCAGAGTTGATAAAGTTGTCGTCGGTATTTTCGACCCACATATTAAGGGACTTTGTAAGGAAGTCTCGGAGGTCCGAGCCGCCCATGTCCCTGGCCGTCTGAGCGTCGGTCTGCAGGACCTTAAAGAGCTCTTCGTTGCCCGGAGCACAGATAAAAGGATTGGCCTTAATCCAGTTTTTCGGGTCCCAAATATCGTCTGACGGGTCCAGACAATAGATATCAATAAAAAAGTCCTCAGCGGTCGCCAGACCCTCGAGGACCTTAATAGCGTAGTCGTCCATCTCCTTACAAAAGGAGTTTAGACGGTCGCCTCTCGTCGTGATCATGGAGACAAGAGTCTCCGGGAGTGCACGAGTGCCGTTATATAACGCTTTATAGATTTTATTATCTTTGTGCTGATGGATCTCGTCGATTGAGGCGTATATCGACCTAAAACCGTCGTCTAGGCTCTATCGTGCAGTTTGTCTCAGTGCACTCGATAACAGATTTATAGTCTTTGACGTCAAAATACTCGCCGAGGTCAGGATCAATGGTAATGAATTTTTCCATTTCCTCCCAGGCGAGCCGGGCCTGTCTCTTCTTGGTCGCTACCGTAAAGAGCTTGCCGAAGTTGTACCCTCCGAAACCGGCGATATATGTACCCATAATGCCGTTTTCAAAGGTCTTGCCGTTCTGCCGGGCCATTGACTTATAGCGCCGGCGAAAACGTCTCTTGCCGTTGGAGGTCTTGAGCCACCCGAAAGTGCAGCCTATATCAAACGCCTGGGCGTCTATGAGTCTGACCGGCTTCGGACTGTCGCCCTCTGCTATGGTCAGCGTCTCGGCGTACTGGAGGACCTCGTCTGCCTTTGCAGGATCCCAGTAATAAGGAAACTCGTCTGTTCTCTGCCGTTTGAGGTCGTCTAAGTGACGTTTACAGGCGAGATAGTGTAAATGACCGCTGACCTCTGCCCCCGATACCACCCGGTTAGCGTGAGCAGTTACACGGTCCCATAAAGGAGCATAAGGCGCTTTACTCACTTACTGCCCGCTTTTCAAACTTCTTGAATTTATTTTCTTTGACCTCAGTCTTTTCGGCCGCCGGGACGACCAGCTTACACCTCGAGGATATGGTCAGGCCAAGGTCGTTGGCCGACTGCCTGCACTGATCAAAAAACTTGGACTGCACCTTAAGCCACTCGAGCGAAAGCTCCGGATCCGTGCGGACCTCTTTACGCCTCATCTGCTTAACGGCATTGATATAGAACGTATTAGCCACAACGTAACGGGCCAAGGCGTCGATATCGGTCTCGCCCATGATCTTGAGCGCCTGGAGCTGACCGGCGAGCTTGTCAAACTCTGCCCGCTGCGCTTTGGTCAGATAGGCAGGAGGCTCGATATGACCGGCCAGAGGCTTTACCTCCGAGCTACGCCTCGACTCTATCTCTGCTTTAGTAAGGTGTTTCGCCCCTTTTGCTACGACCAGCTCAATAGGCTGCCTCTGTCCGCTCATGTCTTACCTCCTTTCTTTCTCAATCAAAAAGGACCTGACCTCAGTCAGATCCTTATTCGCCTAAATATGCCTTTAGTTGAGTAAACCCGTTAATTTGCCGGAGTAAACTCACCCTTGTAGTACGTGCCAAGGATGTTGCCCTGCGCATCCACAACGTGCCATCCATCAATCTTGCCGGGAGAAAGGGAAGTTTCTGCTCTGCCGCCGTCATAACGGAGAAGGTCATAGTTACCGTCCTTGTCATAGTCGAAGCGGATAACCTCGCCCTTCTTCGTTACATAACCGGGAACGTAGATGGGATAGTCCGGCTCGACAGGATGCTCCAGTACGTAGATACGGTCTTCCAGTTCCTTCAGTTTACTGACAACATCAATCTGCGCAGAATCCTGTGCAGAATCGGCGGCAAGGGTCAGAAGTTCGTCACGTTCTTCCTGCGTAATCTTTCCCTCTACAAAGAGGACATCAAGGCGGCCCTCTAATTCAGAGTAGTTATAAGCGTTTGTGCGAACATAATCGGAAATAGTTTTTACATAATTGATTGCCATTTTAATTACCTCTTTCTTTCTTTAGGCAAGTGCGTTAATCGCTTCTGCGATTTTGCGGTTGATGTACATTGTTGTGTCTGCACGATATTCCACGGATACATTTCCGCAGTCTGCATAAATGTTATTGATGCCAAACATGGATTTGACCTCTGTGGGCGTTAACTGGAATGTCTGCGGCACTTTCATAGGAACGACTAAATATGTGTCATTCACCGCTGCTTTGAAAGAATCCACATCGGTATAGCTTGTACACCTTACGAGGAATGATCCGTTGATGTGTGGCCACAGGACATTGTCATATGTCGAGTATGATCCATTAATGCCATACGGCATAGGTTTGAAGATTTCGCACCATGCCTTAGACGGATCTCCCTCGGCACCTTCTGGGAAAACAAAAGATCTTACCTGAAAGATATTTTCACCTGCGACTTGCAAAGCGTACCACGTAAGGCTTCCGAGGTTCACAATAGCTTTATCTACTGTCAGCACGCCATTCGTCACATCAAGTGTGCCGCCGTAAACGGTCCCCGCTTCGCTAGGGAATGCAACAGAAATGGTTTCGCCGGAGTAGGGTTCATATGTGCCATAGCTTGCATCTTCGGAAATCATAGGCTTAAAAACAAGATTTTCTGCCGCATAGTTTGTTCTCACGGAAGCATCAATGTAAAGGTTGCTTGCACCGTAATACTGAGACAGGTCGGGGATTTGTACACCGTTTCCAGTATCTCGGCAGATTACAGTCCCATCAATAATAAGGTGGATGAGATATGTGTTATACGCACCGTCTTCCGGGCATCCAGCAAGTTTTTTTCCAGAAAGCACATCAAGTAATGCTTTAGACGGATTGTCAACATTGATAATGTCGCAACGTCCGTTGCCGCCTGTTGCTGTTCCGTTTGCGGTGATGGTGCCGTCAGCGTTTACATTATAAGTAACGCTGTTTAATGTGCGGGCCTTTGCTGTAATTTTCAGAACATTTTTCCCACACATTGTAATATTTGCGGTTGTCCGTCCTGTGATGGGCCTGACATTATCCGGGGAAGGGTCACCACTTCCTTCCTGCACAGGCTCGATGCCGACCACAAGGGATTTTACAGTGGCATCCGCACCGTCTGAGAAAGATGCAACAGACCCATCTGCGGTATCGGTGGGATACGCTTCAAGGTTGGTCTTGATACGCTTGTCCAGTTCTGTAATCACCGGCGCAAGCTGTTCGTAAGTTTTACTCATTTACTTCTCCTTTCGCAATGGACAAAAGATTAGTTGCTTCGGTGTCGGTCATAAGGTAGGCAGATGCGTTTTCGGCATAGTGCTGTGCGCTTGTGGCACTTGCCGCCGCCGCCGTTGCGCTTGTCTGTGCGTTGACTGCGCTCTGCTGTGCGGATTCATTGTATTCCTGTGCAGAGGTAGCACTTGCCGCCGCATCGGTTGCCTTTGTGGTTGCGGTCTGTGCCGCTCTTACCGCATTGGTTTCCGATGTTGCCGCCGCCTGTGCTTTTGCGGTTGCCAGTGTTGCGGATTCAGACGCCGCCGCCGCTTTCTGTGATGCAAGGGTAGCTTTGTCAGTTGCGGTCTGTGCAGAGGATGCCGCCGACTGTGCAGATACGGCAGCTTCAGATGCTTTCGTGCTTGCGGTCTGTGCGGATGCCGTTGCCCCGGTTCCCGCTGTCTGTGCGGTCTGTGCGCTTGATGCCGCCTGTGATGCAGATGCGGAAGCCTGTGATGCTGACTGTGCCGCCGCCGCCTTGCTTGCCAGTGCGCTGTCTGCGCTGTCATGTGCATTGTCGGCATATCCACGGATTTCTGCCCTTATGCCCTCATCAGCAAAGGCCAGTTTCCATACCGTTGTATCCGTAGGCAGAATACCGACTGTTGCCGTTGCTTGAACGTGCCAGTACAGATTCCCGTTATAAAGCACCACATCATTAAGTTCATATGATGCCGATGCCGAATAGTCACCTTTGTATAAGGGAGTGACCCGCCCCAAATCGAAAGTTGCCATATCAGTATGTCACCTCCATATGTCCTTTCTTTGTGAGCTCAAATGATGTGGTTCCAAGCCTGTCGGAATTGGTAATGAGAACGTGTCCGGCATTGTCCATGGAAAACCCCACGAAAGTCATGCCGCCCAAGGCCCCCTGTGCCTGTTCCGCATAGATTTTGGACTTGTCTGCTTCGGACTTCGATTCCTGTGCGGATTCCAGTGCGTTCAGTTCGCTTCTCTGTGCAGTATCCGCCGACTTTGCTGACTGGCTTGCCGCCTGTGCGCTGATATTTGCCGCCATCTGTGCAATGTCAGCATTTACAAGGCTTTCTGCTACCTTTGCTGTGACCAGTGTGCTTAAATCGGTCAGTGTCGCAAGCCAACTATCATACGGGTCGGGAATGGTATCAGAATCATCCAGTGAGTTCAGACAGCTTACTTCAAAGATGGGGGACTTCTTGATTTTTTCATCAACAACATACTTTAACTGAACCGCACCTCTGCCGACTTTTGCGGTGTCGGTTTTTGTGATTGACCATGAAGCAACGCCGTTTTCAATCATCAGCGGAACAGGGTAGGCATCTTTGTCACCATGTCTGAGGACTAACAGGGTAACGCCGCCAAGGCCATATTTATCAATCCACATTTGCAAATTGAAATTTATCTGTGTGACAACGTTCTCTCCCTCATACCCTATCCGTATGACTTTCGCAAAAACGCTGTCAGCATTAAGGTTTAATACGGACATTAGCTACCACCTTTCCCTCTGGCTATGCTAAGGAGTGCTTCGGCTTCAGATATGCTCATGGTAAGGTTATCAACAGCTTCCTCTTGCTGACCTAAACGGCCATTTACTCCAGCAATCGCGTCCCCTGTAGCCTTGGCGTCTGCAGCCTTACCGGCAGTAGCCAGGGAGCTGTCAATGGCCGGGATCTGAGCCTTGACCGCTGCAAACTGGCCACGGACTGCAGCGCCGGCCGTCTGATATGTGGTCCCGTTCTCGCCGACTCTGATATCCACGAGCTCCGCGTTCTGGACCATCTTGCGGCCAATGATCCGGGAGATACCAAACTGGGAAACATAGGTACTCTTGTTGTCCTGGGTGATCCTTGTCGCCGCATGAGCTGTATCAAAGGTAAAGATAAACTGGTGGGCGATAGTCAGCTCGTTATACTGGCCCGTAAGACGAGTCTCGACGATCCGGAGCTTGGTCGTGCCCATGCCAATATTAACGGACTTGATCGCCGTACCTACGCCGCTCAGCTTCTCGACAGGGATAAAGACGGAGTCGTCGACATCTACATTGAAGCCCCACACCTCGATAAAATCGAAGTTTTCAATATTCTCACGAAGAGTAAGGACCGTGTCCTGGGCGAGTGCTCCGTTGTGGTCTCCCTCGGTATCCATGTCCCAAAGGACCGTAGCACCGTAGTCGCCAGACTGGCCGGCGATAAAGGTGTTCATCTGTCCTGTAATGGTATTCTGAAATGTTGTCTGCTGGGCGGTCAGCTCTGATCTGAGCGCTGCCTGGTCTGACTGCAGGCCCTCAATGACCTCGTTCTGATCTTCAACGACCTGCCTAAACTGGTCGCTCATCTGCCCGGCGAGAGAGAGCATCTGCTCATAGATCCCGGGAGTCGGAGGCTCAGAGCTCTGGCCTGCAGTGTACTTGCCCTTGACGACCTTATACTTAAGTACCTCGGACGTATGAATGATATTTTCCTTTGTACCGGCAAGGCCGACGCAGATACGGCCCTGTGTGTCGGTTACTTCATGCGGGACGAGAGCCTTACCGGTCCCGTCGACAGCGGACTCGTAGACCGTGTCCTCGTATCCCTCTTTCCAGAAGAGAGCGACCACGCCGAAGCCGCTCCAGTCTGCTGACAGCGCGAACTGGAAGTAATTTTCGTTCACGCCCTGGGCCGCTACGACCGGCGACTCTGTAAGGTAAAGCGCCTGATCGTCGACCGCGACTTTGATAATGCTCATGCCTAGCTCCTTTTTTTAGCCCTTGTGGGGAGTTTTTGCTACGGAGAGGTCCCCCCGTATCGTTGTCCCCCGC